GACAGACCAATGGAACCGTCTTTACCAACTACGTAGTTGGCAGAACAGTCACGGTCAGTAGTGGCAAAGTAGTCACAGCCCTGCTTCGCCGTCCACTGTCCCACGATACAGTGAATGGTGATGGTGTCAATCGCGTGGTTACGCGGACTGGATTTCTTAGGAGAAATCCGCGTGTAGGTTACAAGCGGCGAATTGCTCATGGTTTAGCCCTCCTTCCCGGAAGCGTTCTCACCAGTATGTTCAGCATTTTCCTTCAATACCTCAATCGCCTTGACCACAACGGCAGGAATAGGAACTCCCATCAGACCTGCGTTCTCAATGATAGAGATGGTTTCGTTTGCAATGAAAGCGATAATAGCCGCATCACGGATGAAAGTGGAACCCATCACCAAATCCAGACGGCAAGCCACAAGGACAATGAGCAGAGTCACACCCTTACGGCACAGACCCTTCCAACCAGCACGGCTTTCCAGTGCGCCGTTTTCGGTCTTAGGGGAAGTGTGGAACACACCAGCCACAACAAGACCAGTGAGATAATCCACACCCATGAAGATAAGCAGCGTAGTCATGGCAGCATCCCAACCTCCAAACGCGGAAGCAATGACACTTCCTACCACACCAAGAGCAGTGCAAATAGTAGTTTTCATAGTTTTGTACCTTCCTTCTTATGTTTTATAAAGGAGAGGGTCAGGGCTGACCCGCCCTCTCCCTGGTTACCAGTTACTCACTGTAAACTTCCCAGCCAGCGGGGTACGTATCGGGACTCCAAGTGTTTGCGTCAATGACGGACACATACAGAGTACCGTTGTAGCTGACAATATCGCCCTTGTTATATGCGTCAGTCGCACCCAAAGGCTGAACCCATTCAGGGTATCCGCTTTCGGTTACGCCGATTGCCTTATACAGGCTGACGGCTGTATCGGGTGTCCACTCCGCAGCGGAAGTGTGGTCTTGCAAGACCTGATAAAGCTGGGGGTCACCCACGGAGTTCACACCGTAGGAGAAAACGTCTTTGGTCTTGTAAGCCTTGCCTACAGTGTAGGCGGGGTAGATAGACGGAACTTCCAGCATCATTTCAAGCTGGGTTTCACTGTCCAGAGTCCCTACAAAGAATTGCAGGGCAGTACGCATCTCAAGCGCAAGCTGTGTCATGTTACTCATGGCTTAGTCCTCCTTCCCAGTCAGAAGCGCAGTCATGGCTTTCTCCAATTCCTGCATCTTCGCGTTCATCGCTTCCTCCTGCTTCTGCTGCTGGGTCTTTTCGCCCAGTACGAACCAGGAACGTCCCTCCACGGCACGATTGCTCATAAGGCGCATGTCGGTGAAGGTTTCAGTGGTTTCACCATCGGAGATGGTTACGGAACCAAGATTGCCCTCAAACACGGAGTCCTCAATGACCCCTTCGGCAATGTAGTTGTTGCCGTTCAGTTCAAGGTTCTCAAGCTTAGTACCGTCATTCAGGGTGATTGTGTACATCGTGATATACCTCCTTCTTTAATTGTGCAAAGAGGGTATTCATGTTTTCCCTCTGTTGCTTGCTCATAATGCGATAGTGATTGCACATCCAGGAATTGAACCAATCATCAAATTCCTTTTCAGTGAGAATGTGGACAAGCTTCTTCATCTTCCTTCTCATACAGGTCAACCGTTTGGGATTGATTTTCTGTATGACTCTGCCAGTATCCGTCAGCGAATACTGAACTTGCAGGAAACGCCATAGTTCCGAAAGCTTACATATCCGGGTCTTGCGGGTGTTTACGGTGATACCTAACTCACCTGCGATACGGATTATGTCTTTAAGCAGTTCCTCAAGAAACTCTTTGCTTTCGTGGATTGCGTAACTGTCATCCATGTAGCGTCCGTAGAACTTTACGCCCTTGACAATCTTCACGTAGTTGTCAATCGGTATCGGGTAGATTATCCCGGCTACCTGCGCCACCTGGTCACCTATGTTCAAGTGCTTGTACATGTACTTCTCACCAGTACGCAGGGACTTATCAATCCCGTAGTATTCCAGTGAGTTGAAAACGGTGTCCATGCAGCCTGCGTATTCTTCATCGGTCATATACGAAACGTCAACCTTAGAGCGGTCAATGACCTTACGCAGGAACTCCAACGCGTGTTCATCGTGGATGTACTTCTCAAACTGTTCCATCAATACGTCATGGCGTATGTTGTCATAGTATTTGGAGAAGTCTATCAGCAGGATATAACCGTCATTGGACTTGTGCTTCTGGTAATACTTCCGCAGGTGAGTCACCAACCGTCTGCGCTGGAAGTCAATGCCCTTACCAACCTGACTTGCGCCGTTATCGTAGATAAGGTACTTCCTTACAGCCGGGGTGAGGATTTCATCGCATAGCGCGTGTTTTGCAACTCTGTCACGTATCTGTTCACCTGTAATCGGTCTTACCTTCCCTCTTTCGTGAAGAATGAACTCCGTATTGGATGAAAAGTGGTAGTCCCCGCTTTTCAATTCTCTCTGTAAATCTGCCAGTTCCAGAAGCAGGTTCATTTCATACTTCTGTACTTGTGGCTTCCAATCACTACCCTGCTTCGCTCTAAGAAAACTCTCATAGAGTAAGTTGCCATCAAATATTTCACGTTGGTAACTACAGTTCTCGTAAGAAGTAGTATCGTGTTTCGTATTTACCATAATGGAAGGACAGCCCCTCCTTTCTCTGTCCGCAGAACGCTCAAATGGCTATTTAACTGCGGAATTGAAATCGGGACGCACACCGTTAGCGTTAGACGCGTTGTTGTAGTTCGCATTGCCGTTGTTGTTGACATTGGCGAAATTGGCAGCGGAATTAGGGGTTGCCCTGAATTTGTTATCAGCTTTCCTCCAACCCTTAATCAGGTTGATTTCCGTCTGTATTGCTTCTCCGAACTGCAAGTAGGTGTTCACGTCCACGGGCAGCGTTTCAATGGCGTACTGCAACTCTTGAGTGAGTCTGTAGCACTGACCAATGGCTTCGTCCTGGTGCAACCTGCGCTGCACAAATTCCTCATAGCAGGTAGGGTAGATACTGTTTGCGATAAACACATGCTTAGTGATTTCCCGCAGACAGTCCACGATGACCTGTCTTTCGTCATACAGGAACCAGTCATCAAACGCTTCCCATCTCTGTTTCAGCCTGTCATACTGTAATTGCTCCGCTTCCGTGAGGTCTGCATAACCTCTGCCATTAAAGCGTTTCAGCAAACGCTTGTCGGCTTTCTCATAGCTGTACCCAAAGTCGCGGAGCAGAAGTTCGGTTATATCCCGGCGCATCTTGTAAAGATGGTGGAACACTTCAAACTGGGACGCTTTACGTTTGTTCTTCAATACAGACATGGTAGTTGTTCTCCTTTACCCCACCCCATAAAGGGGTGGGGATTTCTGATTAACCGATAATAGAGAAAGCGGGACGCACACCGGAAGCGGTAGACGCGCCGTAGTAGGTCGCAAAGGCCGTGGAGGTGACACGGGCGAAATCGGCAGCGGATACTACGTCACGCAGCCAGAACCACGCTCTGTTGGAAATCATGTCAGGACGGAACGCGAACAGCGGATACTGACTCTTGTCCACGGTGTAGTTGTTCGGCAGCGCAGTACCGTTGGATACGTTACCGAAAATCTTACAGCCGTACACATTCTGCTCAGTCATCAGTTCCACAGTAGAGTCATACCAGGAAGCGGCAGAAGCGTAGCCGTCAGTGACAGCGTTTTGCAGATACTGACGATGGTTCAGCACATGCGCCGCACCAAAGGCAGTGTTGATGGTTTCCTTCGCAGCGTTCAGACCTTCGGTGTACATCTTAGAACCGACATACGCACCAGTAGTGATGTTGGTATCGTTCATGCAGTGGGTGTACATATTGCCGTCAGGAACCAGGGTTACATGGTGAGAGTCGCAGGACGTATCACCAGTGCGGTAATAGTAGTCAAAGGCAGCAATGCGATAGGTAGTACCGTTGATAACCCAGTAGTCACCAATGTACATATCATCGAAAGTACCAGCCTTGATAGCCGCGTACTGGGCAGCGGTCACGGAAGTACCCAGGTTCTTACCACGGTAGATAGAGTTATGTGCGCCTGCGCCAGTAGTGGCGATAGCGTCAATGGTGGACTGTGCGGCAGTGACCAGTGCCTTAATGTCCTTCTTGAGGTTGCCTGCGGAAATCGTTCTCACGCCGTTACCGTCATGGATAAGCAGCATCGCGTTATCCGCAGCTTCGGTGATGATACTCAAGTCACCGAACTTCTTACCATTTTCAATGTTGAGAGTTGCCATCGGTTATACCTCCTTGTGTTTCCAGTCAGCCAGAATAGCGTTGCCGTTGTCATCGGTGATAACGGTAAGAGTGTCATCATCGGTAATCATCGGGGCAGCAAATTCATTGTTCAGCACCATAGTTTCCAGCAAGATAACGCGCTCATTGGCAGCGTCAATGCCGTTTTGCAGGTTACCCGCAATATCCCCGGAAAGCTGACCCTTGACCAGTTCAAACCAGGTATTGAACAAGACCTCCTGTTGTTCTTCAAACTCCGTGATTTCCTCACGGTAGTCCGTCTTGATGGTGTTGATTGCCGCGTCACCTTCCGTTTTCAGGTCAGCAACGTAGTCCTCAAACTCCGCATAGGTGTTATCTGCCTTTTCGGTAAATACCACCTTCTGCTGTGCAAAGTAGTTCTGGAACGCCGTGTACAGGTCAGTGCCATTCTCAACCATGCTCATAAGCACGTTCAGTGCTTCATTCATCCTGTTAGCGTCCTTCGCGCCAAAGAAAGAATTTTCACGGTTGGTGTACGTGGTCACGTCCTGAAAAGAAACAGTACCGTCATCATTGGTGATTTCCTGATACTTTTTCAGACCATTCCACACTGCGTCCGTGTAGTTAGTTGGTAACAGTGTCCAAGCCATTTACAAGCTTCCTCCCTTCATACCAAAGTTCCATGTCAGCATCCTCCTTCCATACGCTTGATTGGTCAGCTTGTCATACAGGTCAAGGATTGCCCCCTCCAATCGGTTGAGTTCGGCAAAATCCATAGTGTTGCCGTTTTCGTTATAGGTAGGGGCAGACCCGTAAGACCGTTTCAGCGTATGAGAGTTAATGGTGACAAGGTTGGCTTCAAGCTGATTGATTTCATCAGCGTAGAAGTAATCTTTGGGAGTACGGTCATTGCCCAGGGACACAATGTTGAACTCCGCATATACCTTGATTGCAAGGTCACGCAGATAGGTCAGATTGTTCTTGATACGGTTAAAGTCCGCAGCGTTAAAACGGTCACCGCTGTACACGCCGTTTGCGTCTACCGCTCCATGCCAATCTGTTTTAGGTGTTTGCCAAGCCATACTATCCCTCCACTCTCCGGGCAGTGATTTTTCCAGAGAAAGACTGGTTGAAGTTGAGCGTTGCCCGGTAAATCGTCACCTTCATGTTGTCGCGGAACTCGTTTTCCTGATACACAATGTCATTCACGTCAATCTCTGGGTTGCCACGGGTACTGTACTCATACTCAATGCCTGCTGCATAGTAGTCAGCAATCCATTCAGCAAGGTCATTCGCCATCGTCAGGTCAGATACCAGCGGGTTTTCCCACTTCACGGTCTTACCTCTCATATTGAGAGTCCGTGTAGCATACTGCTCAACGATTTTCCATCTGTACCCCTGAACTTCCAGAGTGTATCTTCCTGTCACTTTGTATCTCAGAGTCACGTAGTAGTTGCCCCACGCCACCACATCAGCCAATCCCTGTTGTTCATCCAGCAATGCGTAGTACCCGTAGGAAGGGTCTTGCATGTAGTAGGTGACAACCTGTCCCTCTGTCACATCAATGTTTTCATGCACAAGGTTCTCAAGGTGATTGCTTTTCTGGTAGGTGTAGCAAGGAACGATGACCTCTTTGACCAACTCCTGCTTGATAGCTTTCGGGGAAGAAGTCATGTCCTTCTTCGTCATGGTGAAGTTCGTCACATCACCAAAAGCGAAATGGTTTACCACAATACGGTTGTACGGTTCAGCCGTACCCGTGAACTCAATCTCCATCTTGTCAAGGTCATCAAAGTCATGGAGGATGACCATGTTCTTCTCAATGGTTTCCGTCACGGTGTACTCGTCCACCAGATTTCCCGTGTTGTAGGTTCTAATCACAATCCCGGAAGGAAGCGCATGACCAAATTCAAGCTTGATGCCGTAGTACATGCAGATAGCTTCCTGAGTGATAGTCAGAACAGGGTTGGTAGTGAATTTACCCGCTCCGTCAGACTGCACCTTAGATACATAGCCAGTGTTGACTTTTGCGTTCCCGGTATTGCGGGGCAGGAAGAACATACCGCCATCTACCACGGTATAGCCTGTAGCGAAACTTGCGTATTCGCCCTTGCCGTCCGTGTTCAGAACATTCGCCACATTCGAGTACGGGGCTTCACCATTGCTGCTGATAGTAGCCAGAGGGTTGAAGTTGGACTTAATCTGAATAAGTCCCTCTCTGGACTGGGATAGAACGCAGCGGCAGGCATTGGCGATAATCTGTAGTGCTTCCTTATGCTTCACTCGCGGCAGCGGGTTCTTCGTGTACAGGGATTTCAGACGCGGGTCAATGTAATACTCCGTCAGTCCTGCTTCATTCAGAATTTCCACCGCAAGGTCAAAATAGGTTTTACCGTCAGGGTCATACAGACCCTTGTAATACTCCGTATCCATACTGCGGAACACGTCTTGACAGCGGATAGTGGCAGTGTAGTCATCAGACTCCCACTCCGAACAGATAAGGTGATTGCCCTTAATCCATTCGATTTCACCACCCGGTATCTGGTATCCGTAATACACATCCATCTCCTGACCTGTTTCCAGGAAGTTGATAGCGGAACTCGGATTGTCCACGTTGAAATACTTATCGTAGTTCTTGAGGGTCACGGAGAAATCAATCTGGGGAATATCCGCTCCGATAGGGGATACATAGCTTTCCAGTGTGGAACCCATAACGGAGTCATTGTAGTAAACCAGACCGTAACCAAAGCGGATAGAGTAGATACGCAGTCTGCTCTGGGTATTCTTCATCCTGTAGAACGTCAGCGTCAGTTTGGAAGTGTTTGCGAACACTTCTTCCGTAGTAAATTCCTGCTGGTCATTATCACGGAACTCTACTACCTGTCCCTGGTCACTCGCAATGTCAAAGTCCACCGGGTAGTTCTCACCGAAATTGATTGTGATACCCTTGAAATCCGTAGGTATCATGTTCAGGTTGATGGTCAGCGAAAATGCGCCATCAGAAATCAGGTTCTTACTGGTAATACCCGTATCGTAGTAGCCGCCAATCGCCTTATCGCTTCGGGGAAGGAAGAACATGGAACCGTCTACCCGCGTGAAGTTTTCCTCAAGCGTTGCATAGGTTGTACTATCCGTCCTTTCCCCAAAGATGTTGTTGACGTTGGTGAACTTAGAGAAGTCACCATTTTCAATACGGGCTTTCGCCTGTGCTTCCTGATTGATAAGTCCGAAAGATAGCATGATGTACCCTCGTTCACGGAGAGTCTGTTTCATGCTTGCCTTATAAGCGTCAGATACTTTTTGCATGTCATCACTCTCCCACGTCAATCAGGTTCACACGGCAGTTACGGTAATGAGTGGGCAAGCCGCTGTCATCTACGTAGTAGGGTTCGGCAGTTCGGTCACCAGGGTACATCTTGAGAGTGATGAACTGGTTGGTAACCGGGTCTGGGAACGTGACGTAGACAAAGAAGTTAGAGAGGATACTTAATATCCTGCTCCATTGCTCCGCAGTCAGCCACGCCCACTCAAGTTCATTCAGCTTATACTGGTCACGTCCGATACGCTGACCAACTACCGTACCATTCGCATCACGTCCAGCGTCTACGATTGTGGTAACGATAGGGGCTACACCACGCTTCGGGGACGGTAATTCGTACCCGTTGATTGCCAGATATGCCATTGTTCCGTCCTCCTTTTACTTAGTGAATTTGAACCCGTCAGCTTTCTCCTGGGTAACAACCGCATCCTTGATGGTCTTGTTGCCAATCTGGACAATGGTTTCCTTGTTGACCAGTCGCATAAGCAGGTCATTTTGCTCACGCAGAAGTTCATTCTGCCTTGCAGTAGCTTCATATACGCCCTCACGTACTCCGTCCTTAATCTGGTCAGCCGTAGCAGCACCAGAGAACTCCATGCTCACACGGTTGCCCACTGCGTCTACCCAGTCATTCACGCCTGCAACTGCGTATGCTTCGCGGGTATTCATTCCCTGATAGAGAGTGTTTGCCGTCATAAGCATTGCAGAGATTGTGGCGTTAGTACAGGTAGTCAAATGAGCATTGATAGCGTTCCAGTACCCGGCGAACTGTGCCATACCGTCCATAATGGAACGGTGCATAATCTGTCCCAACTGGGACTTGTTCAGCACTTCGGTTCTACCATTTACATGACCAACCAGTTCCGCGCCAGCTTCGCCAGCAACGAACATACTACCGTGTGCGTTCAGTGTACCGCCTGCATACTTCGGCACGTTGCCCCACATTTCAGTGAGGTTTCCGTTAATAGCACCGCCAGACTTAAACGCCTTAACGCCACCATTCGCACCAACGATACCGCCGTTTGCCAGTCCAAAGAAGGACTTGATGGAACTCCAACCGCTCTTGAACAGAGAGATACCAACCGATACGGAAGTACCAATCCAAGAGGACAGGCTACTCCAACCGCTCTTGAACAGAGAGATACCTACGGACACTGTGCTACAGTTAATCCAGTTTTTAACGGAAGTCCAGCCAGACTTCGCAAGGGAAATCAACTGGGAAATTACAGGCAGGTTGCCAATCCAGTTTTTGACTGTAGTCCAGCCACTCTTTGCAAGGCTAATTGCCTGACTCAAGGTAGGAATGTTACCAATCCATCCCTTGACGGTTGTCCATCCGCTCTTAATCAGACTGATACCCTGGTTGAGAACCGGGATGTTACCAATCCAACCCTTGACGGTCACCCAGCCAGATTTAATGAGGGAGATACCCTGACTCAAAACTGGAATGTTACCCACCCAGTTCTTGACAGTAGTCCAACCCTGCTTAATCAAGCTGATTGCCTGGTTGAGCGTAGGGATATTACCTACCCAGTTTTTCACAGTAGTCCACCCGGACTTAATCAGGCTGATACTTTGGGACAAGGTAGGAATGTTACCAATCCATCCCTTGACGGTTGTCCAGCCTTGCTTGATAAGAGAGATTGCCTGGTTCAGTGTCGGAATGTTACCCACCCAGTTCTTGACAGTAGTCCAACCGCTCTTGATAAGAGAGATTGCCTGACTGATAACCGGGAGTCTGCCAATCCAGTTTTTCACCGTAGTCCAGCCCTGCTTCACCAGCGCAATAGTCTGGTTGAGCGTAGGCAGGTTTCCAATCCAATTCTTGACTGTAGACCAGCCAGACTTGATAAGGGATACCGCCTGAGATACTACAGGGATATTTCCAATCCACTTCTTAACAGTAGTCCAGCCCTGCTTCACAAGGCTTACAGCAGCGGAAAGACTTACGCCGTTTTCCGATACGCCGTCCCACCAACTGCACACATCATCCCACCAGTCAGACGCAGTGTTCTTCACACCTACAAAAAACTCTGCAAGTGGACTGTCACCAAACGCCGTGACAAGGGGCTGAACAATATTGGTATTGACCCACTCACCAATAGCCTTGAACGGGGCAAGGATGCCATTCAGTAGACCCTGAATAATGTCACCGCCGATTTCAGCCATAACCGTAGACGGGCTATGAATACCAAACAGGTCTTTGAACCAGGTTACAAACGGGTCAACGATATTGGTCTTAATCCATTCGCCGGGGTCAGCAAAGAACTCCGTAATACCAGAACACAGACCGTCCCAGAGGTCTTTACCAACCTGCTTAATGTCAGCCCATACGTCCTCACCCAGAAGGGCATTACAGAACGGGTCAACCATGTTGGTTACAACCCAGGAACCAATGTCTACCAGACCCTCACCAATCCACTTCAAGAGGTTGGAACCAGTTTCTTTCCAGTTCTGACCCTTGATTTCCGTATCCCACCAGGTCTTAATGTCAGTACCAATACCGCCAAAGAACCCGCCCAGGAATTGCACACAAGAGCGGATTGCCGTTCCAAGTGCTGTGAATAGGCTTCGTGCTACGCCAGACCAATCAATGTTGGAAATAACGTCCTTGATACTCTGCCAGACAAAGCTACCCAGTTCAGACCAGTCATACTTGTTGAACCACTTAGTTGCTTCATCGAACATGCCAATGACCAAATCGCTGAAACTACGCGCCAGCAGACCCCAGTCCAGACCTGTAATACCTCCGATAATGAAATCGGGAAGAATAGTTACGCCCTTCGTAATCAGTCTACCTACGTACTCCCAATCAATCTGACCTACCGCACCGTTGATAAATTCAGCCAGCTTCGTACCAATATTGGTAAAATCAACTGTGTCAAGGAACCAGTAGAGCGTCTGGATTGCACCGTTCAGACCGTAGCCTAACTTCTCACCCAGACCGAACCAGTCAACCATGTTGACCATCTCATTGACCTTCTCACCCAGGAGCGTACCCAGGGTTTTCCAGTCTGCGTTGTCAAACGCTTCCTTGAGTCGGTCAGCGAAATCACTAACATTACTGTCAATGGGAAGTTCTTCAAACATGGAACCGTAGTCGGCTCCACCACCGCCACCACCGCCACTGGAACTGTCATTCTCCATAATCATGTTCAGTTCATCAATGCCTGTAGTGGCGTTTTTGATTTCCTTCGCTGCATCCGCAGCCGCGCCACCAGCACCAGACAGTGCTTCACCGTAGGAAGTTGCAGACTTCTTCGCCGCCGTAAAAGTGGACGCACCAGAGAGTCTTGCAACCAACATGTTAATGTAGTTCAACAGGGTTGCGATTTTTCCAATCACAAAATCAATAGCCGGGGCAAGTGCGTTGATAATAGGTGCAGACATAGCACCCAGACTATTCTTGAGGTACTGCGCGTTTGTAGCCAGACTATTCATACTCGTTGCGAACTGACCGCCCATGATGTTGCTGTACTGGTAGAGGTTGTTGATACCCTCCTTAAAAGCCTTAGTCAACTGGGCAAGCGCAAATCGGGCAAGTCGGTACATCGCAATACGCTTCAAGCTGGACATAAATTGCCCCAGTCCTGCGGTATGCTGCTTCATGGCAGACGCGAACTTCGCGCCAAGATTTTTAGGAATACCGATAGTCTTTTGCATCAGGCTCTTTGCAGCAGAACCCGCGCTCCGCAGACCCTTAGTGAGTCTTTGCAAAACTCCAACGCCTGTAGAGAACCCCTTAGAGAACACACCGCCAATGCCGTTCAGCACACGCTTGAGCATATTGACACGCTCCGTAGCCTGACCAACGGTCTGACTGACTTCCTGTGTCTGGCTGACTGCCTGTTCCATACCGCTTGTGGCGGGAGTAACGCCTGCATCCGTTCCCGTAGTAATCGTATCCGGGACAATGTTCTTCGGCACACTCACCTTCGGGATTTTCACATTACCAATCTCTTGCAGGTCACGCAGGGCTTTACCCAAGTCCTCAACGCGCTCTACATCAGACAATGTAATGTCTTTCAGTGCTGCACCAATGCTGCTGATACGTTTCGCAACGGTACTGGGAATATTCACGTCATTCATATCTTTCAGGGCAGTACCCAGACTTACAATCTTGTCAGACTTGAGTCCGTTCACCGCAGTAGTCAGCCGCTCAAGCTGCTTTACGGAAGAACCCAGACCCAGACCGCCCTTGAGTGCCTTTTTCAAGCTACCCAGACTTTCAGTCAAAGCGTCTATACCCTTAACGCTTTCCTCTGCTTTCGTTTCAATTTGAAACTCAAGACCTTCCATCTCAATCCCCATTGTCAACTTCCCCTCCTTCCTTTAATTTTTGTTCAAAGCGTTTGTTGAAAGCATCCACCATGCGCTTCATGGCTTCCTTACCATTTTCAAGCATCTGCTTCTTCTTACGTTCATCATGCTCCCGGCTACCAGTAGCGGTAATTGGAACAGGTTCGGAACGGAAGGGGAAGGGCTTACCCTTCTTACTAAGCGGGTTAAATACTGGGGACGCATCTATCAACGCTTCGTAGATATATACGGCTTGTAGCCACAGTTCGGTGTTCTTTTGTTCCCTACGCAGTTCATCAGCCTTACGGTAATACTTCACCATGTCAGCAGCCCCATCCCAGTAATCGTGATAGGACATGCCAAGACTCATGTAGTAACCGCACAGTTCCTCAAACTTCTCACCTAACTTTTCTTCGTAACGTGAAATAGGGGACGGACGGCTTGTGCCGCCGCCCCCATAGTCATCCGCAGACGGCAAACCCGTTACCAGCTTGCCATCCAATCCACGTTTTTTGCAGAGTCCTCAGGTTCCTGCATGAGGGACGCGATAGGCTCGTTGTACATCTCTGCCAGCTTCTCAATAAGCTTGTCCTTATTGGGCATGTTGGCGTAAATGTCATCAATCACGTCCTGCTTTACAAACCTATGGTGTGCCTTGAAAGCACCTGCGAAAAGCGCGGGGAGAAGGGTCATAGGACGGTCATCAATGTTTCTTGCGACAAACCCTTCATCCTCCATCTGCTTGATTGTTCTCCGGGTAAATTCCAGAGTGTAGTCCTTACCTTCGTAAGTAAAGTTAATCTGCTTAGCCATTGCTTAAATCCTCCAATTCTTGAAATTGAGTGCGCCCAGCGGCTTACTCATACTTGATGACAGTAGAAGGGGCAATCATAATGCCCATGCCGCGAACCTCGTTCACGCCACCGCCAGTGACACGGACGGAAAGCTGACCAGTGAAGGAGAACTTACCCTCACTACCAGTAGGAGTCACAGTGCCGTCAGCCTGTTCCTCACCGCCGAACCAGACAGCGTAGCCCTCATACTTGCGCTCAAGTTCCTTGAGGGCAAGATAGCCAGTGTGGTCATAGTTGGTGTTGAAGTTCAGACCCTCGTTACCCTGGATACCCATGATGAAGGTCTGCATACGGTCAGACAGAGTGGTAGTTTCCAGCATCTCAGGGTCAGTACCCAGGTCAGGGAACTCCGTAATGTCAACCAGCTTCTCATACTGTTCAGCGTCAGCCTTCTTGTGCATCAGGAAAGTCATATAAGTGCTTGTAGCAGCCATTGTCTTTTACCTCCTATAAAAATGTGTTCCATCAGTGGCTACCCTGTACCGGGCAACCAACCTGTAGATTGTTGCATCCTCCATGTTCGGGACTGGGGTCAATGCCAATCGCTTAAAGTTCATGGCGAACAGAGTTTTATCAATCTCATTCATGATGGTCTTGCACTCTGTTTTCTTACCCTCTGCCTTATTGGAGTACACGTTTACTTCAAACATGACCTGTGCCATTTCAGCACTCCCGGTCATACGTCCAGAAATTACCGCGTTATCACTCTGGGTGATACTCACGTGAGGAAAACTGGAAGGGGCTTTCACGTAGTCACCCGCAATATCAATGCCGGGGAACTTCTCACGTAAGACGGTTGCAACGCGGGTATAAACCTCGTTTTCGCAGTCAATCATACGTACACCCTCCTTGCGATTTCCTCAAATTTTTCTTCCAATTCACGGACTGTCTGATACATACTCATGTTGGCAGGGTTACCGTAGGTGTGAACTTCCCCGGCATGTTTACCCTCTGTGATAACCTCACCGTGGCTTCCGGGTTCACCCGTGTAACGCCAACCCTTTTCCAATCTACCAAGTTTGTATCCGTACTCTCCGCGAACCATACCGTGTTTGCCAGCTTCCGGGTGATTGTCGGGATACTTCACGCCTGTACCAAACTCAATAAAGAGCGTTGCACCGCCAACCGCAACCACAGCAACCTTATACTCTCCGCGTTCTTCAACGGAACACTTCACGTCATTAGTGCCATCGTAGACGGCTTGACCGAACTTTGCATTTGCAATCTCAGCACCTTCATCAGCCAGTGCTTGCAGGAACTCTTTGGTCTTAGTGGTCAACCACTTCTTATAGTCCTCAAGTTCCCTTATTGCCTGGTCAATGCCTGCGCTGGTGAGTTTGACTTTAATCACGCGCTTCTTCACGATACCTTCACCTTACTTACTGCATACGATATGGCGTTCAGGGACTTTGCTACCCGGCGCACCGTGTAGTCATAAGTCGGTTTCCCATCTTTGAACTCAGGCTCCTTGTCGATGAACAAGACCGTATTTTCATCAATGGGGCAGTCC